CTTCTTGGTGTTTGATTACAAGTGAGTTAACAAGTTTAAATAAATCTTTCATTCCGTCAGCAAAGTGACGACAGATAAGTTCTACTCTTCCTTGTGCGCCAGACATCGTTGCCGATACAGCTGCGGAAGTTGTAGATTGTAATGCTTCTGCATTAAGTCCAGCGGAAGCCTTAGAAACGCCTGTGCGGTTTTCTTTTGCTTCGTCAAGATAAGACAATACTGGGAAGGCTTCTTTACCAACGAAAGGAACTGAGAAAGGCTGAACCATTCCTGGCGCTCTCATTCTAATTGGTTGTCCTATGTCAGTATTAAGAACATCGTCAATGTTGACTTGTCCTTCTACTATACCCATTCTCGGGAAGATGGCGTGGCCTAGACTATCAAGGGTATCTCTCATTATCTGAGATTTAGCTGCTTGAATAGGCATCAAGTAGTCCGCGGGGCATGAGCCAATGGAGGTATGTGGCTCTGGATCGGGACAGAAGAGTGTAATAGGTAAATCATCCCAGGGTGTTGAATTAACAATATTTAATCCATTCCCTACAGTGCATACTCTAATCCTTTCATCTATACCATCACCATCTAAATCATAAAAAACATAATGTTCTATATAAAGAACACTTTTACTATTACTGTCTGCTCTATCAACACCAGTAAAATCTGCGTATGGATTTCTTGCTTGTTCTAAGTCGTAGGAGTCTTCATCGACTGCGCTTCCAGAACCAGCGAACTCTTCCATTTGTTCTTTGTCATAACCCATAGCTACTAAGTCGCTTACAGTCTTAACCATTCTGTGTGCAACATAAGGTGATGAGTTTAAATCTCTTGCATGTCTTGATATTAGTATTTCTTCCGTTGGTACTGCTTCGATTACCACTTGGTCTTTAGCTTTAACTCTTCTTATTTTGACATCGTAACTAGCTGGAGTTTCTTGTGTTATCTCTTCGCCAGTTTCAGGATTCATAATTGTCATGCTTTGCATTTCAATTTTTTCTTCAATGACTTCTACGTTAGGGTCAAGGGTAAGAGCTTGATAAGCCTCTGGAGAAATGTCTGTGTATTCGTGAGTTGATGCAGTAATGCTGTCATCCCAATAGGCTTTTACAAAACCAGTTTTTCTAATGAGTGCATCTTTGAACGCATCGTATAAAACTTTGAAGCCTGGATTTTTTTGTTGGATGACATAGTTAATGTAATCTGTTTGCTGTTTGGCAAGTTGTATATCCTCTGGACCGTGAGGTATAAACTCTACTATTTTAGTTGTACCAAAAAATGTACGCATGATGGAAGGCAACATGAATAACACGCTGTCTCTAACATCAGTTGATACAAATTCTGATTGCATAGAACTTTGAGCTGTTGGAGAATTACCAAGGTAATAATCAGTAGCGTCAGCTCTGTCCTGGTCTATTTGGTCGATGAAGTCTTTAGCGTCATCCATTTCGGATTTAAGTACGCCTTGTAGTTCTTCTTCATTGTAAGAATCTTCTACTTGTAACTCTTCGATTGCTTGATCTTTGTCGTATTCCATAAATTTATCCCACTCTGATTATTCTTGATGTCAAGGGTTTCTTGAAATTATACCCTAAAAAGTTCTCGCCACCACTAAAACTTGCAGCGGAACTTGCCATGGTTAGTGCAAGTGCGTCAGCTTTATCGGGAGACTTAACACCTCTTTTTTTCATTTCGTCTTTTGACTCTATTTTTATTTTTCCAGTTGATGTATATTTATAACTAGGTGCTGCCAATTCTGATACAAGCTCATCATCATTAGGAAGTCGGCAATTACGCAGCACCAACCAATCTTTGATTGCGAACCATAACTCAGCTCTTAAGTTTAAATAGTTTTTCTTAGTCGATGGTGCTTCAGCAACATTAACTCCTCTTACTGGTAAATTTTGTTCAGCTAGTCTATCTACAACTCCACTACCAAGACCAATTACGTCTATAAGTATTTCTTGTGGTTGTTCTACGACTGTACTGTCGTCATATAAATTTTTAACTGCACCGCATAATTGCATTAAATCCATCGATTTAAAAGTCTTAATTTCAAGAACAGTATTACCTTGTCTTATACATAGTGCAGAATTATCGCCACCAAAACGTGCAACGTCTAATCCCCATACAATAGGTGCTTTTGTTGTTAGTGCCACGTCTCTGTCGACAGCGTTTCTTGCCAGTTCCATTGGTATGACTGAATCATCGTCAGCGTTGGGGAACTCGCCTCTAACTTCTACTCTAGCAACAGTAGAATCTTCACCGTATTGCTCAAGCATAGTTTGGAATAGTTTTTGGTCAGTACCCTCGACTGTGCGTGAGTCTATTTGTTCTAGGTTCCAGAACTTACGCTTGGATGTGAAACTCTCGTAGAAAGGTCCTGTGTTTCTTCTTGGGTTGGAGAAAGTAAACCAGAAACGATTTTCTGTAGGCTCGGAAAAGAATCCTTCGGATACAGAATAGATAGGAGCTGGAATACCCGATGCTTCATCCATTATCAAACATACTCCGTAAGATGAATGGATACCTGCAAACGCATCTGGATTTTCCTCGCTCCATAACTGTGCTTGGGCGTAGTAGTAGCCCGTGTCTATTTTTAAATCTCTTTTGAGTGCTTCTTCAAACCAACCATCTGGTTTTATGGTGGTAGCAGTTTTAGAGAACCAGTGATTGTTAATTGCGAGTGTTAGCCACTTACCTAACTCAGCCCATGTTCTTGAACGAAGCTGTTGTTCGGTGTTGGCGGTGACGATAATGGTTGAGCCTAGTCTGGTTGATAGCATCCATAGTATTAACCATGCGACAAGGGCGGACTTTCCTATTCCACGACCAGAAGCAACGGCAAGTCTAAACATCTCTGGTGTTGGAACGCCTTTATTTCTTTGTATGTGAATTGATAAATCTTTTAAAATTTTTTTCTGCCACTCTCTTGGGCCTGTAAAATCTTCGAGGGGGGTGTCCTTCTGTCCCCAGGGGAAGATGAACATAACAAAGTTGTATGGATCATCCGCAACTTGAGGTGACCAAACTTCGGTCATTAGTTGTTGTTCAGCTTCAGCACCGTATTTCATATATTTACCAAAATGATGAATAATAAAAAATTACCAAGTCCAGCTATGGTTAGTATTTCTATCATTCCAGTTATTACCTCTTTCATATTCTACTCAAAAAAAATTAAAAAAAATTAGCGCAACAGTTACACGTAATATACCCGTGCGAAAAAATGTAAGGGGGGGTATGATTATTTATACTCGGAGCATGAGTAATCAAATCATGGGCAGCCCTTACAAGATAGCGCAGCTATCCGCCCTTATTATCATTCTTTTTTATATCGTCTTGGTTATTTACCAGTTTGCCCGAAGCTGTAGACGTTGATTTAACAGCGTTTATTACTTTAGGCTGTTTAATAGTCGCCACTGAGTCGCCAATTCTATCTTTTGCACCAGATAAAACATCATTTAGATTAATAGTAGCGTGGACTGTTTCTTGTCTATCCTTGTAAATATGATCAGCTCTATTTTTTAAAAAGAATATCTGGGCTTGAATATTGTTCTCGGTGGTCGCATTGACGTACAAGGCATTAGCAACGTCTGTAACAGCCTTTGTTTGTCCTTCCCTCATATACCTTTCAAAAAGTTCAGAATCTTTCTTACGCCTTCTTAGAGTGCTTTCTGAAATGCCCATAACTGAAGCTAATTCCGATTGATTTAAACCAAGACCCGCAAAATGTTTTAACTTTTCTAGCTCCTTAGAACTGAAAGAAATAATCCTTCTACCCTTCTTAACTGGCAAATTATTATCTTTTTTTGCTATTTTTTGCTCCATATTTGATATTTTTTTATGCTCCTTAGACCCCTATCTTACAACATTCTTCATAAAAACCCTAAGTTTTTTTAGCTAACTACTTGTAATATAAGTACAATTTAGGGATAATGTGTAAGTCAACGAATACTTTAGGAGGTAATATGACAAAACTAGTAGAAGAAAATTACAACGATACAGCAAGAGAAATACAAGAGAATAATTTTGTAGAAACTTTATGCAACAAATCATTAAGTGCGACTGTCTGGCATGATGATCATATAGTATGTGAGCAAATGCATGGCTGCATTATTGATCATAAGAAAATTAATGATCAGCAGTTTCAGGTAATTTTAACGGTTGATTATTCTATTGATCAATAAAACCACCCCAACCAAACAAGCCCGCTTATGTGGGCTTTTTGGGTGAGAGTCATAACAAATACTTTAGGAGGTAAACATGACAGATACAAACGAAACATTAGACCAATTAAGAATAAGATTTCGCAAAGAAAAAGAAACCGAATTCAAAAGAAACAAAGAAAATATTTATTTCAGATTGTCGGGGTATGATAAATATTATCAAGCCAACCAATGTTGGAATTTTACTCAATACATTTTAAAGAATGGTTTTAATCAATATAAACCTAGTGACATAGAAAGCGTTTATTTTGATACTCATAATATAACTATAAGGCTACATTCTACAGCCGAAAC